ATAATGGACTACATAACTAATTTCTAATCCACCGCCACATTGATATTCTAGGCGATGGAACGCATAACTAATTTTTAGTGCAAACTCAATCCATCGCCTTTAGCCACCATACACGCCTGCGATTGTGAGCCATTCTCCCGACACATTGACACTTAACAGGCGGTTGTCCGGGTTAAACCAGTTAACGTCGGTATCATCCGGTGGAGTTTTGCTGACCACCGTTCCGCCTCCTCCTGTTCCCAGTGAGCTAAAGTGCAATTCTTTTGCCTGTGTATCCACCACCGCAGTCAGAATAGCGTCCTTTACAAAGCTGCTCGGTCGTAATCCCTTGCCGTCCGCGGTCTTTACAGTATAGGCTACACTGTTTAACGTCCAAGTGTCGTTCTTTTCATACGCTTGTGGCACCTGAAAAAAGCAGAGAACCCTTCCGGATATTTCTTCTGGCAAACCGGTAAGGCTAAACACCCCGCCTATCTTCGTACAGTTTAACTCATAGTTTGTTCCCATCTGCAGGCGGGTCAGACGTTCTTCGGTAAAGTGCAGGCTTGGGTCGGTGAAGTGCCCATTGTGGCTAGCGTCTGAATTGTTGTGGTTTTCCAGATCTTTTAAGGTTGCAGAAACACCGTCTGATGAAATGTTCAGTTCGATGGCACTGGCGTCAGTAACAGTAATCAGGATGTTCAGTTCCATTGGATTGGAGGTCCCGTTTATAATGGCAAGCTTTCTCCATCCAGGAGCAGAAGCAAAGACAATCAGGCGATTTTCCTCGTCAAATACGCCGATCTCCCTGACCTCCCAGCCACCAACATCAACCGGGATATCGGTCCTTACCGAAATCATGTTGGGATTGGAAGGGTCCTGCGTAACCGAACATTCCCCGCGCCACACTTCCCGACGAAGCTGGGTGATCTCCCTGTCCGGATGAACATATCCGCCGTCTCCATCTCCAACAGCCATCTGTGTCAGTTTAAGCGGTGTTTTAGAGGCAAGTGCTGCTGCAATCAGTTCATTTCCCACATTGGTGATGACTGAAAAATAATCGGTGTTGTCCTCCTTGACGATCACGCCACTGCTTTGCGGCAAAATCGAACCGCTGTTTCGTGGAAGGAGCGCGCCCGTCAGATTTCCTTCATTCATGTGCTTTCCTCATTCCTTTCTGCTACTGTATAAACAATGTTTGCAACCGATAAGGGAACCAGCTTCGTGCCGACAGGATAGTCCGATACGACTACACTCTTTTCCCCAATTCTTCCCTGCAAAACAGCACTTGAAAAGGCGGTTGCCCGCAGTTTGGTACAACTATAAGTGACTTTGGTTTCAATCATGGTATAAAATCCAACGCCTGCTGCTATAATTCGTTTAATCAGTTTTGAGATAATATCAATAGCATCAAGCTGCTCTTTTCCTAGATCAGCTGCTTGAATTGTAACCCTGATTTTAGCTGGAAAGATTTCTTCAAATTTCACTTGAAGAGGATCGATACTGTACATCGTTGCAACAGCATTGATAACTGTATTGATATCGCCGCCGGAAAGCTGAGAGATCATTTTGACCTTAATCAGCAACCGATAAAATGCATCCGATGTACCATCTCGGGTTACGCCAAAATTGGCACCATATCGGTCCAGCACCTTACCCTGAGCATAGTCGAGATTATCCCACAACCGGATTTTTTCGATATGTTCTCGGACCATATCGAAACCATAAGCAAAAATAGAAAAAAGTTTTCCTATATTTGTAACTGGTTTAAGCTCCTGCTGTGCTCTCTGCAAATCCGTACGGGTATAGGCACCAGTAAGCATATCCAGCATTTTTATAAGAATTTCGTTTTTCATCATGCCGCCTCGATTTCTACCCACTCCGCCTTACATACTGCCTTTTCTCGAATACCAACCTCAATATTATCAGTACTATAATCTACTTCATCGGTGGAAATTCTGATGGAAAAATCGACGACTCCAGACACCGAAAGTGGTATTTGATAAAGGCTGATAAAAACGAGGTCATCTCCGATCAATAGGCCGCCACTGTTCTCATCTCCGATATAAGAAACCAGCGCATCTGTAATCTGCTGTACTCCATCAACCGGAAACTTTTCTGGATCAGTCTTGAGGTTCTCAATTTTGATATGTATTGGAACGGGTGAGGGCCTTGAAAAAGATATTCCGATGCTCTGACCAGATACGCTGATAACCTTTACTGTTGTGCTGCCATAAGTCTGGATGCCAGCAGCCTTACGCCGGTAAATTGCTTGTGCCACATCCTGATCTAATCCACCATAAGCCACGATTTCAAAACTGTGCGGTGGAAGTCCCAGTTCATCGGTGACATCGGTATCATTTTCGTAGCCGATAACGCTGGACACCGACTCGACATTCTGTGTAATTTCCGCAACAATCGCATCAATATTCACTCCACCGGCAAAATCAACTGATCGGTAGTATCGATCCCTGTACTCCTCATCCGTTTCTCTTTCCCTTCCTCCATCCACAGCGGCAGGATTTGTGCATCCAGTAATGCCGTCCAGAGGATTAACAATATTAACGATCGTGTTCGCTTCTGCGTTGTAGTCTACGCCCGTCTCGACCGCCTGCACTGGCAGCAGAAGTGTCCCATCTTCTCCTATTCGTCCATAGGTAACGGTCGCATACTGATAGCCAGAGACCGTTGATACAAGATATCCTTCTGGTATATAAAAGCCGACGTCTCCGGTAAAGCGAACATATCCTGCGGCCTTCTGCGCTGGGAGCAGTCTCAAGCCAATGGCTCTTCCCAAGTTGTACAAACTGTTGCCAATCGATGTATCAACAAATCTGCTGTTATAGACATCTTCTGACAGCTGAAACACCAGAAAGGTTATCCATGTAAGAATACGCAAGAAGATACCAATCGGGGATCTGACAGTCAGGTTGGCCTCAGAGCCAAAGTGCTCTCGCGCCTTATATTCATAAGCATTCAGAAGTTCGACGTAGGTTGGGCATCTAAATCCTTTATCGGTAAGCCCCCAGTCATTGTAATCCATTCATCGCACCTCCGCTTTCGTCTTGATTACTCTTCCGCTTTGCAACGTCCCTACAAAGGCTACCTCCAGGGTTCGTCCTGTCTCATTTAAATTGATTTGGTCAATTTGAGACACCTCCGTTTCTTGAAAGATTGCTTCCCGCAAAACCTCATTGATTGTTTCCTGAGATAATTTAGAGACTGGCTGTCCCATGATTTTGTCATAGTCCGTTCCATGGGTTACATCAAGCGGAAACTCTTTCTTATAGATCTCCAGTGTGAGTCGAACTGCCTGAGCTGTGGTATTATCACCCTCAATCAGTGCAAAATTTCCATCACTGTCAAAGACAAGGTCCCTGCTTTCTTCATCAATCTTTAGAGTGAAGTTTTTCGTTTCACATTCCTCCTTCAATCGGACTTCCGGTGTTTCCTGTGCCAGATGCAACACCGCTATGTATGTGATTCTTAAGACTGACTCCTCCACCGATGACGTCCACCTGCGCGGTTATCGTCTGTGTCACTTCCACTTTTCCACTGACTCTGACGTCTCCTATAACATCGACATTGCCTTTTATTTCCACATCGCCTTTGACATTGATTTTCTCTTTGCCGACGGCAATATAGATGCTGCCATCATCTGTGGCTACACAGAGCTTCTTTGTGGGGAGTCCAGTAATCTGCTTGTTACCAATACGGACACCTCCAAAGAAGATAGCATCGTCTCCAGAGTGCAATCGCTCAGTATTAGGATCTGCTTCTGATCCTTTTGCGATAGTAGCATCGCTGTCTCGATCCAGATACACCACAAAACCTAAGTCTCCTGGCTGATACACAGGACGGATGACAAAACCTCCGCCATAAACCAAAGCCACAGGTACAGATAATACCTGTGGCTTTTTTTCGAATTTCTCTTCATCCGGATATTTGGTAAGCGGCTGTACATCTACAATCATTTTATCCTCATCATATTTGACAATCTTGACGATGTCAGCGACACAGATACCGGCCTTTACTGCTCGATCTTTTGCCTGTTCATAAGCGGCTTGTTTTGATTGCTTCCCCATTGTTCAACACCTCCTATGCCGGTTTTAACTCCATGGTGGTAAGCCATTTTCCTTTCGGGCTTCCAGTGTGCTTACCTTTGATAACAATAAATGTTCCATTAAGCGTCTCCGACTGAATCACTACCTGCTCTGATGGACCAATATGGTAATTGAGCAGGCAATCACGGGAGAAGGTTTTTCCCTCATCATTTTTTTCGCCGGATGACTTCTGACTGTCTGCACCGGCAGCAATGATGGTGTCCTGTTTCTCCTGGCCTGAAATAATCAAACCTGATTCCGGTGTGAGCAAAATGCCGTTTTGGACTCCTTTGTCAGGATCATTGATAATGATTGTATCGTTACGGATGAGAAAGCGGCTCTTGCAGTCATCAACCACGACAGCCTTCAGACAATCCTTCACCTTACCAGAACATACCTTACCTCTGTCATAGACTTTGTTCTGCTTGAGCGAAAATTCTCCAACCTCCACACCTAGCAAATTGAGTAAGTCAGACACGATCTCCTGAGAGGTCGTGCCCTGTGCATAACTCTTGCTGACTTTGGAACTTAGCCACTCTTCCATGGCCGACATTGCCGAGACTGTCGTAATCCAGTCAGTACCACTGTGCTGATGTGAACAAGCGGAGATTTTTCCGACAAATACTGCTCCAACATCACCTTCATATCCGGCATTGATGATCATTGGCTGATCTTTTTTGATGGCATCTCGGGTAGATTTCGCCAGATTATGAATTTTGACGGTGGCCGTCTGTACGGTTGTTGTATCTTCAAAAGGCACCTCAAACTCAAAATAGAAATCGTCCATATCATAAACTGCGCCACCGATCTGAACACTGGCCTGTCTCATCCAAAAGCTCATGACTGAATCACCCTATCATACAGATACAGTTTCACTTTCTTCCCGAAATTGTCAAACGTAATCTCACTGATATCATCTCCTGTCAGGCACAGTGGAATGATAACCGGCAAAGGATATCTGTCGTCCTCCACTGATCCAAATAACGGGCGTCCATATCGAACAGGATCACCATAGCACAAATGCTCTCCAGTAGAAGCTATTGAGAGGTCAACTGTAAAAAATCCCCCCTGCTCATTATACCGAAGCAGGAAGGAATAGGTTTTGTCTCCTAGCTTTAAAGAAAAAGTATATGGGACTTTTGACACATCAACAGGGATAAAGCTGACGCTCTTCCCAAGATCAATAAGCTGCACAATATTCCCCCTATCTTAATCCATTGTAGGATGGCGTGGCCCTGCTGGAAGGCCCTGCACTTGGTTGTGCTTTAGATGAATAGCTATTGACATAAGTCATGTATGCACTTGACGATATGGTTTCTGATACGGTCGTCTTCAAGCCATCGGCACTGATAGCCGCTGTCTGAGAAGTTCCTGATGACGAACTTTCCTGCGCTTTCCCTGCGTCCTGGTTGGACATCATCGTTGATGTTGCAGCCTGTTTGGAAGATACGATCTGTACCTTTTTTAACGTAATGGTGAATCCAAACCCATTGGCATTGGATTTATCAAAATTCTGAACGAGGTTTTGAATCACCAGCATATCAATTCGAACTGCTCCGGTGTAGGTTAAAATATCTCCCTTCTGCCACATCTGTTCGAGCTTACTGTATGCTGATTGAGATACTGCAACACCCGTCAAGGAAAATTGCTGCGCATTTCGGAATACATGGTCATTGATATTAGAGCCGCCTTCGACCGGATTGTCCGTGATACTGCTTGACCTTGTCAAAGACTCCTTCGTAATGATACCCACATCGGACTGAAAGCGGACAGTACCGCATTTTTGTCCTGTCAGTGTATACACTCAATCGCCTCCTATGCAAATCCCTGCTGCAAAGATCTGTTCGCATAATCTTCCTCCTGCATCTGACGATACAACTCTGGGAAAAGGTCTTGCAGAATCTCTTTGAGTTTTGCAATCATTTCCT